AATACAACATTATTAATTTTAATATTATTAACTACTCTAATATCAGTATTAGGTAGAGGTGTATCAAAATCAGTTTTAGGAAATTGTAATATACACTCCATGGCTTCATTGTCAGCTAACAAATTTCCATTTTGTATAGTTGTGTTCCATATTCTACCGACATTTATTGTTTTAGTTATTCTGTATTTTAATCCGCCTAGCTCAATAATATGGTTGGGATTGTTTTCGCAATAGTCAAAGCATTTTTGGATTGCTTCGGTATCGTCGTTTATACCATCGCCCTTAGCACCGAAATAAAAAGGTATTATAATACCAATTTTACCCCATAGTATGGCAGTTAGTGTTCCATCTGTCGCCATTTCATCAAGTTTCTTATTAATTTCCTGTTGTACATCCAAATTTTTAAAATAGTTATCAACAAAATCTTTTAGTTTAACAAATTCGTCATGCAAGTATATTACATCCGAGATTGTTTTATTTAGATAGTCAATAACTTTGCACAATAGTTCATAATAACTTAAGCTATCGTCATATACTAACGGTAGTACTTTTTGGCACCAAAATTTAAATGGTTTTAAATCAACATAATCATTCATTTTTTACCTCTCTTTCTCTTTACCATAAAGTAAAGAATAAATCTTTAAGCTCGTCAATAATCATCATATCAATATTTAAAAACGTTTCCCTAAACTTTAGTAACATTTCTGATTGATTGCCCTCATACCCTAAAATCTTGTCAACATAACTGTCGCTTCTCTCTCCTGTCCCTGTCTCGTTATCACTTGTTGTACCACTGAGTGTACTACTAGTACCATCTGTACCGACATTATGGGTGGCATTTGTCAAATAGTCGTTACTTTCAAGTCCATTAATACCTCCCTGTGGAGTATCACTATAATAGCTCCAAGTATCGGTGCTTCCATCAGTTCTCGATTGACTATTGTTAGTACCATTTCTATTAGTGGTTTTGGTTTCGCTACCATTACCCTCATGTGATACACTTCTGTTTACACTTACTAATGGCTCAATCTTTATTAATTCACTCTGATAAAGTTGATTATAATAAGGCATTATGTTTTTCATCTTATCACTAAGAAACAACTTCCATCTTCCTAGAGTTTCGCAACATATCTCTCTTGTGTAGTAATGTCTTAAAATCTTCTTACAAAGTTCTGGCCGATATAGCTCGTCAAAAATAGGAAAGTCACTAAAAATTTTGTTCCAAGACTTATTCAGTACATCTTCAATGTCGTTAAACCCTGTCGACTCTGTTAAATTTGCACTTGTTTCACAAATAAATCTAACTTGTGTTGTATATTCACTCATCGTCATCCACCTTCCTGTCATCATTCTGATTGAATACATCACGGAAGTGACAGCTTATCTGAGCACCAAACATTCTGTTAATCTGCTCACAGGCCTGTTGTCTTGCAAATTCCCTAGAATATCTGTTAGCCATTACACCGCCTTGTAGTCTCTGCACTTCGTCCTTAATCATTCGTTCTTTTTTCTGAATACTAATGTTAGTTACACCCAAGTAAGTGAGAGCTTCATTCCATAGATTAACCTTTAACTCATATAGCTTATCTGCGACATACGGTGCACCCGTTGTGAACACACCAAACGAACTGCCATCCCCCTCCATGAAATCATTACTTCCAAAAATAACAGGTTGATTGCCATCAAACTGCATATATGCATTTTGTAGAGCTAATTGTTGTTGTTCACTCCCTTTAATTAAAACGGGGGTTCTTTGAGCTTTACAGTTAATATCGATACTTGCATCAAGCTCAGCCAGCCTTTTAGCATATATTGACATCTTATCTTTACAGCACCAATGGGTCATGTTATCCCATATAATAACACTATCATCCCGACTACAGTTACGCTGATACCCATTAGAAGCATAAGCACGTCTATATAATGGTATGTTATAAACGTCAAGTTGTCCTCCTAGCGCAACACTCAAGCATAGATTACCCATAACGTCATCATTAAAATACAGCATAGCTTTATTTTCGTACAGTCCAACTTCAATAAATCTAGCATCTACAGTACTAGGTAGTCCAGTCCATTCAAACGAGCTTATTGCGATTTCTGTAAATAAATCTAAGTATTGGTCAAACGTGTAAAGTTGATAAAATACACTGTCACTAAAAGCTGTTCTCTGTTTGCTTCGTCTTGCTTTTCTTGCTTTACTCATTTTTTATCTCCCTCCTTTCTAAACTGAATTATCAAGCGAATAATTACCAACTTCACTAGGATTTTTCCAAAACGTTATTCCACTGTTAAAATAACTTTCAATCAAGGCTATATCGTCACTAGGTGCTCCGCCAACTATTGTACAATCAACAGTTTTTGTATAATTCCAATGTGGTCTACTTGACACATTAGGTATTTTAGTTGTATGACAGGCATAGCCAAACACATCAAAATACTTATCTATCGCCTTTGCATACTCAGCAGTGATAGACTTTCGTTGAGCTTCAAAACACACTTGTCCTTTACCGAATAGTGCATTATTAGTTGCATAATTACCCTTTACATCATTAGCGGAGATACTCGCTGTATAAGCACTTGTTAATATATTTTGCACACTACCCAGTGCTGAGTTACTTGATTGTCCAGTAATCATTCCCGTAGCAGTTTGAACGGCGGACGGAATAGCGTTGATTGTAATTGGTACAGCATTTTGCGCAACCCACGCGTTAAATGCGTCTACATTCCACGAACATAAAGGGAAGCTGTCAAGTGTGATTGTTTCTGTCATATCCATTCTGCCTGTGCCTGTGGTTTCTGTGGACTTGTATCGGTCAAGTCTTAGCACTTCTTGTACTGGCATTGTCATGTTACCAACTATGTTATAATATGGTGTAAGATTTTCTGAGAATTCATAGCGTTGGATTAATGTTTGTCCGCAATTATTTCTTACTTCATTAAAATTGAATGGATAAGTGTATAGTTTCTTGTTTCGCGGTGTGTATCCATTTATTGTGTCAGTATTACTAATTGGTACACCAGTAACATTTATTGGGTTGGTGTTCCCTGTAAATGTAATATTAACTCCTTCGTCCGTAACATTAACAGGTAGTATATCTGTAGGACATGTGTAAAGAGCTAATATATTTTCGGGAGTAGTTAAGTACTGATTTAAAAAATTAGTGAGATTATTACTGCCCGTTTCTGTGTTAGCAAAGGCTTTTATTTGATAGCCACTATAAACACCATCGTATAGATACCCCCCTGTTGTGGCAAGTAGTACCATGGTACAAGTACTTAAAGAGCCTAGTCCGATTAACTGAGCGTCACCGTTGTAAACATACTCGCCACACTCGACATTTTCGGGTAAGATATGCTCACCAATTTTATCACTAACTGAATGTTCTCTTTCAACAAAGCATTCTTTTCTTTTGATGTCAAACCAGTAAGTCTGCAAAACATCAATTTGAAAGGTTATCTCGGCCGTAACATTGTTAATATACTCAATCCCTGTCACAAATGCATAAAACCATCGTGTGCTAAAAGCTGAGTTTTGAAACATCATGTAATTGCAGTCATATAATGTGTCTGCCGTAGCTTGTAAACGGCATTTACCCTTATTAACTCTATTGTAAGTTACTTTATTAAAATGCTTTTTGGCTTTACTAATAAAATAACTTGATTGTGTTTTCTTATCTGAAAAATAAATTGTGTGTTTCTGCTGAGTGGAAAGTGGTATTCCACTCAGCATGTACACCTCACTATCGGGTACTATGTACATTGTTCATCATCCTTTATTTTTGGATTAGTGGTGGGAATTAGCCCCACCACTTATTTTATACTTCTTTACTTAATGTAAGAGTAGCATTCACATTTATATCACTTGTTGTCGTAGTTGTCGCAGTATATTCTGTGCCTTCAATCTCTGCTACAATAGTAATCTCCTCTGCGACTGCACTCTTAGGAATTATTACAACACCATATTTCTGTACAGCAATTCCCTTATTTGTAAGAGCTTCCGTCTGTACAAAATGTACGCTATTCGGTTTAAGACTTGCTTCGTCTGTGTCAGCATTAAAAGCTAAAACAATAGCTTCATCAGAGATATCTTTATTAATACACTTGCAAGTTAATGAAACTGGCAATGCAATATCTGCTGTCTTAGCTACAAATACAATAGCATTTGCAAAAGGCGAGCTTGAAACTGTTTTCCATACATGATAAAAATAATTCCAATAAAGCCCACTAGCTACATACTGCTCAGTAAACTTATTATTGTTGTCATAAACTTGAAACCAGTTTTCATCAACAAGTACTGCTTTAACATCATTTAACAGTGCAAGTTCTGCGGATGTAATTTCCTCAATACCATCTGAATTTGCTCTGATAATGTCAAAACGCTCGTTGTCAAAATCAGTCCAGTTATCAATCAAAAACAGTCTACCCATGAAGTCTGCTTTATCCATATTAAATGCACTCGCTAAAACATTAACGTCATACTGTGCATTGAATTTAGCATCCATGAAAATAATCTGTCTGCTTTTTGGTGTGTTAGTTTTAACATTTGCTTCGTTGTATTCACTACTCATAAATGGCAAAATATTTGAAGCACTTCTAAATGCTACAGCGGATGTAGTTAAATCTGTGTCACTCTCAATAGCTGTTGGCTTCATTTTACCATGTGAAATAGCCTTAATTAAAAGGTATTTAAAGAGTAAAAACTCGTCATACTCTGCGGCTGTGTATACACTGTCTACAATCTTAGCAATTAAATCCGTAACACCATCAACGCTTAGAAAAGCCTGTCTTAAATCTTCATCTTGTATAGTAACTGGGTACATTACTCGCCAATTCATTGTATGGAAAGCACTTCTAATATCGGGTAACGTACGCTTAAATTCACGTTCACTGGCTTTCTCAGGTGTATAATCTACAGCTTTAGCAATAGAAACAAAAATGTCCTCTACCGTTTCGCCAAATTCCAAATATCCTTTTTTCAAAATGCTATAAGGGTTATTAAAGGTTGCACTCTGTACTCTAACTATTGCAATTCTGTTTACTAAAGCATTAATAAACTGATTTGCAAAAGCGGGTGTACCATAAATAACTTCACCTACTTTAGGAATATCACTCGCTTTATCAACAACAGGTACATTCTGCTGATAGTCATATGATGCATTTTGTCTGATAACATTTAAAATGTCGAGTGTTGTAGCATTTAAAGTGCTACTTGCTATTCTTTTTGCCATTATTTTTCCTCCTCTTCAAATAAATCCTCGAATGTTTTATATTCCTTCTCATCATCATCCTCGTTTGTGGTGTCTTCATTTTCCTCGTCATTTTTTTCAAAAAACCTTGAAATATATTTGTCCCGCCACATTTTGTCATTTTCTTTATATTTCTTCTTCCACTCGTCAGCATCGGACGAGTCGATTGAGTCGGATATATCCTCAATAATCTCAATTGTTTCGTCATCCGTTCTATCACCGACATATTTTTTTACTTTTTCGATTAGTTCGTCTTTTGATAATTTAGCCATTATCATTCTCCTTCCTTAAAATCGTCTGCGCAACATCATGTAAATAGGTAAATGTTTTCTTGTTGATGGTGTGGGCGGTGTGGGGGGTGTGGGCGGTACAGGCGCACCACTAAGATACTCGAACCAATTCTTTCCGTTCTGTATTCTTTCATCGAGTGCAACAACTCCTGCACGCTCACGTTCAAAACAGTAAGCTTTCACAGCTTCCTCAACATTCGTAAGCTGTGAAAATTGTTGTCCTGTGTACGGATACCTTTTAGTCGGTATCCACTGACCGCCATAGCCTTCAAGTACTTCGGCATTAATAAGTTGACACTGTAAGTTGCCATCTTTCCAATCCTTACCTTGAGCGCTTGCGTAGTCAGTGAGGTTTGCTGATGGTGTCCACTGAATTAGCCCCCACCCACTAGATATACTTAATGTTTCTTTTAACCCTGGGTTTAAGGTACTTTCTCTCTGAACATTCCCTAGCATACCACAGATACTTTCAAGTGTGTATTTTCCAGTAAAATAAGCGTTAAACTCTACAGCGTTATTTTCCATCTGCGCTTGTGTCAGATACTTCCTAGTACCTTCAATAACTACCCATGACATTAAATTACCTCACTAAGAAGTGATTTCCATGTATTGTTACCACACTCGCCGTCCTGTAAAAGATTATGGTCTTTCTGAAAATTAATACATGCAGATACGCACCCTTTACCATAGTGAATATCAATTGAGCCTGTATAATATCCTAACTTTGACATTAGTATTTCAAATACAGTAACATCGTTATTTTTAGTACCTTTTTTCAATAAAGACATATTTGCTAATTTCTCCTTTTTAAAATCAACAATTCTTTTAACAAGTAATAAGTCGTTTCGGTGAGAAATATTAGTAATTGAAACACCCTTACCCTTGTTTGTTTTTGTGTTTTTACTATTTCCTATCGACTCAATCATTTGTGTACCATTAATAGCAATTGCTATGTGAGTAATTCTCTTGGTTGATTTACCAAAATAAAGTAAATCAGCACTTTGAATATTTGTTACTTTTTTGCCTAACGCTGAGTAGCCTTGAGCTGTAGTTCTTGGTACTTTCATGCCACACTTATTAAGTACAGAATATACAAAACCACTACAGTCATATCCACCCTCAGACTCAGACTCTCCGCCCCATACATAGGGCTTCCCAAGGTACGTTCTTGCCACTGTTATAATATCACTACTTGTCATTAACATTCACCTCACTGTCAAGCTTATCACAAAGTTTTTGAAGCACGACTGTATTATTGTTGAGTGCTTCTGCAAACTTGGCTGTCTCTTCCTTATGTGCATCACCAATTTTGTAAATGTAATAACACATAATTAGACACATTCCCATGGGAAATCCAAGCGTGGAAATTAATGTTGATAAGTCGTTAATCATAATAGAGACCTCCTTTCTTTTTTCTTATTATAACATATTATCCACAAATTATCAACATTAATTTGACAAATTGTGGATAATTTGATATAATAAACTAAAGGAAGTGGATAAATGAAAGAAATAAAATACTATGATGGCACTAAGCTATTAAGCATGAAAGATATTAATGGAAATGTACCCGAAATTTATATTTCAACATCAAATAGAAGTGCAGGAAAAACAACATATTTTAATAGATACCTAATTAACCGCTTTTTAAAGTATAATGAGAAATTTTGTCTACTGTATAGATTTCAAGACGAGTTAAAGGACTCCGCGGACAAATTCTTTAAAGATATACATAATCTTTTTTTCTCAGCATACACCATGAAGGGTGTACAAATCGGCAATAGTAAAATGTATGAATTATTTCTGTGCAGTGCATACGACGAAGAGGATGAAGGAAAATCCTGCGGCTATGCTGTCGCGCTAAATTGTGCGGATAAAGTAAAAAAATATTCTCATTATCTAAGTGATGTATCAAGAATACTTCTTGACGAATTTCAGTCTGAAACCAATCATTATTGTGCTGATGAAGTTAGTAAATTTATAAGTATACATACTTCAATAGCAAGGGGTAATAATAGTCAAGTTAGATATGTGCCTGTAATAATGATTTCAAACGCTGTGACGCTATTAAATCCTTATTACACGGCATTAGATATTACTGACAGACTCACATCTGACGTGAAGTTTTTACGTGGCGATGGGTTTGTTCTTGAACAGGGATATAATGAAAGTGCCTCTAAGTTACAAGAAAGTTCACTATTCAATAGAGCTTTTAACAAATCTAATTATGTAGCCTATGCGTCACAGAATGTCTACCTCAATGATAATAATGCTTTCATTGAAAAAATGAAAGGTCAGAGCCGATATTTATGTACGCTTAAATATAAGGGTGAAGAATATGGCGTTAAAATGTTTGAAGAGGAAAGTATAGTTTACTGTGACAAAAAAGTTGATACAGATTTTAAACAAAGAATTTCGGTTACAACAGATGACCACAATATTAATTATGTAATGCTCAAAAATAATGCTTGGTTAATTGACTATATGAGATACTTCTTTGATAGAGGGTGTTTTAGATTTTATTCACTTGACTGTAAAGAATGTATACTTAAGGCTCTAGCATATTATTAATGGTATCTGCGTTAGTTATTTTTGTAACATTGGTGTGGAAGGCTCTTTGAAATATAAGACACACCTTTGTAGTTGGGTGTATGCCTACCCATGCATTAAGAATTAACGTTATAGATATATTAAAGAGGCAGAATTTTTTCTGCCTCTTTTGTTATGTTTCACGTGAAACATTTTATCTCATTTTATATGTTGTCTCTTGTAATACAATTCCACCTCTTATTCTCACTGGTCGGAGTTTTCCATAGACTTCCAACCCCTGTTTAAAATCTGCAAGCGTTCTCTTCGTTTTTAAAAAGTCCTGTTGAATTGTCGGGTATTTCTCTAGTTCTTCATCTGTCACCCCTTCCATTGATTTAAGAAATAAATTCTTACACCTATCGGGCATACCAGCGCATTTTACATTATAGTATGCCTCATTAATTGGTTCTTCATCTTCATGCGTAACATGCTCGATATAAGTTTTCTGACGAACAAAAACAGCCTCATTCCAAAAGCTCTCGAGCTTCCAACAACAAAAATTAGAAGGGTGTATTTTTATTCCTTTAATATTTTTCTTTGTAGTGCAACAATGTATGCTATCCGTGTCGGCGTATACAAAATATTTATAGTTTTGCTGTGCCGCTCGAATAGTAAAATTTCTAGCATAACTTGTTATAGCTGAACCTATTGGAATATACATAACTTTCTTTTCGTGTTCTTCAAATGTTGTAAAACCTAGTGAGCCATCGTCCTTCTCTCTTGCCACTTTAAAAGAGGATATATCCGAACTGCTAAGTTTTCCATATAAGTTATTTAAAAAGAGTTTTGCTAGTGTTCGCCTTGCCCCTGTACTATTTTGCTTGATTTCCTTATACTTATTAATATACTCGTCAAAAATTCCTGTTATAGTTCTAAAGTAACATCCATCCAATAACTCAAAATCTACAAGGTGGTAATGCTCCTGTAGCAACTCAAAATCAGTCTGCGTAAGTACCATTTCAACAATAGCTTTTTTAATATTTCCGTCAAAATCTTTGTACCATGTGCATACATTTCCTGTATCTTTATCAACTATATCAGATGTCTCAAGCATTTCAGTAGCCTTATAGAAAAAGCTTCCTTTAATCTGTATAAATGGTAATTTATTTTCTTTCAAGTAAAAACGTGTGCGAATACGAACAAAATAATAATATTGGTCTGTAAGACATTTTGGTGGAATTTTACCTTTGAAAAAAACTGGCTGACCGTATGGGTAATAATTTCCACTTTCTGAGTGCATCATAGATGGATACAAGCTATTAACATCTGCTGTAATACCCTCAGTGTAAATTCTGTTTTCGCATCCCTTCTTTAAATAACACCAACCTCCTCTGTATGAATGTCTTATATACTCGTCTGCGTTTGAGTATCTATATTCAAGTGGGTTTAATTTAAACTGTGTTAAATCGGGAAAAAATGCTTGATAGTCTTGTTTGTCAAGTGTAGCTTTAAATTCAGAGAGACAGCACGAGCCGATAGTAAGTTTTAAGTGCCCCTCAGCTTGCATAATTTCTAATGCTTCTTTAACTACGAGAACATCATTAGCAATATAACGTTTTTCGTTATCTGTAATCGGACAACCTGCGTATCTATGCCCTTTATATTCCATATTTAATTTTCGATGCTTTGTTTGAAAACTTTTCCCTATTTGTTCAACTGAAAACGGCAAAAGCTTCAAGCTGTCTCTAATCTCAATCAATGCGTATGGTGTCTTGATAAGTATACTATACCACTGCCCCATGTCTGAGATTGAATACACAAAAGATTTTGGCGTTAAATCTTTTTCTTTTAAAAAGTGTACATCACTATCGTTATTCGGGTTTACATAAAGTTTTTGTTCATATTTCAAATCTGCTAGTAAGAATGATAGCCAAAACGAACCGTCAAACTTTAAGTTATGGTAATATATACAAATATTCTGCTTTAAGTTATATAGATAATTATATGTCTCTCTAATTGAATGATGAATTTTAACATCCTCCGTGCCTAAATCAACAACTGCTGAAGCCCACACTTCCGTGAATGTCTGTCCGTCATATACAGTGGTTTCAAAATCCCCCACCATATATTTCATTTGCTTTTTCATATTTCTTCCCACGTTTCATCACTGGCTAATGCTTTATCAATTTCTGCCTGTTCTGCATCGCTTGGTAAATTGCCACTTATTAACGTATATAAATGTTGTACGGCAGTTCTTGATACAGCACTACTTGGATGATATCTAATTATAACTTCACAAGTTGCTAAAAAATCCTCACTTGCTTGTGCTATGGAATACAGAACAGTGTCTGCGCCATACTTTTCAATTTCTGAGTTTAAAAGATTATTTAACAAGTCTGCTGACTGTGATTGTTGTACACCTACATTCGCTATCAGAGATTGTATTTTATCCCATACTAGCCTTGAAGCATCAAACATTTGTTTCCATTCTCTGTTAGACTTAATTCGATTATAGTCCTCTTGGTCTTTTTTTCTTCTCCTAGTTTCCCATGCTTTTCTAGAAGCTTCACTTTTTATTTCTCTTTTTCTCTGCTCAACTGTTATTGGCTGTCCTGTTATTGCACTGATTGCATAAGCTTTGTTATAAAGCTGTGAAGGACGAATTTTTGATAGCCTTCTTACAGAACCACTTGTGATAGTTTTTGGCTTCGGTGGTATAAGATTAGGCTCAAATACATAACCTCTTTTTTCGGCATTTCTAATAAATCGTTTAATTCGATTTCGCTCTTTATTATATTCCTTTAAGAGCTGTGACTTCTTAGTTGTCTTACCCATACACTTAAAACCTCCTATGCTTATAAGCAAAGGGGGGGTAAAACCCCCCCTTTTTATTAATAAATAACTCTAAATAATTAAAGTATCATTAACTGGTAAAATTTTCTACCACTATTGGATGTATTCTCACACACCTCTATGATGGCATGTCCATCATCTAATATGATATCCTCAAGCATATCTAACGTTTCATTAATAGTCTTAGAAATGCTTGTAAAAACTTCTCCGTCTTTATCAACTAGTACTGATACTGATACGGGATTTCCGTCCTTGTCAGTATCAGCATATTCGCCGACATTGACAACATCAATCTGTAATCCCTTCTCAATTTTCTTTGATGATGCCTTTGCGTTAAATAATTCTTTCTTTGATAACATGATATTGACCTCCTATTTACTGTGCTGTGTCCTGTGCGTTTGTTTCGTCTACTGCTTTGCCTGTTATTACTTCCTCTGCTTCTGCAATGTACTTACTGAGTGGCATGGTGTATGTTTTTGTGTCTGCTGTCTTGTCTGTGATTGCTGAGATTTTGAAGGTATCTGTTTCATACATTTTACGAATGTAATTAAACAATTTCGCTTCATCTTTCGGCGCCTCACTCTCATAGACTGGATAAGTTTTGGTCATAGGCTCGCACGAAACTGTATCCATGCCTAATACTGTGATGTTTAGTGTGCTGATTGTTCTTGTTACAACTGGTTTTCTCATTTTTAATATCCTCCTTGTTTTGTGATGAGTTTGATTTGTAACTTGTTATGTTGTATCTTCCTTACAAGTATTATATTACAC